TCATCGTGGTAGCGGCTCGGTGCCGCGGCTGAGGATTCCAAGGTACTCGTCGTAAACAAACAGGCGGCCGCGCTGTTTGCCGGTGATCTCGCGAAGAATGCCGAGGCGTTCCATGTGCTGGACCGATTTGCTGACCGTCGGCGCGGAAATTCCAAGCCGTTGGGCCGCGTCCGGAATCGCGATGATGGGCCTCTGCTGAAGCAGCTGATGGACGCGAAGTGCCGATGCCGCCGGCCGTCCGAGCCCCTCGATTTGACGGCGGTCGTCGTCGAACACATTCAAAATTTCTCGCGCCGCGTCGGCCGCCTGCATCGATGTCTCGGCAACGCCCTCCAGGAAAAACTCCAGCCATGTCTCCCAATCGCCACGCTCGCGGACCTGCTGGAGCAGGTCGTAATACTGGCGGCGGTGTGTTTTGAAATAGAGGCTGAGATAGAGGATCGGCTCTTTCAAAATTCCCTGCGCACAAAGCAAGAAAGTGACCAGGAGGCGCCCAAGACGGCCATTGCCATCCAAAAACGGATGGATCGTCTCGAATTGGACGTGAACCAGTCCGGCCTTGATCAGTGCCGGGATTTCAGGCGTCCCCGCGTGGATGAATGTCTCCAAATCCGACATCAGGTCTTGGACTTGATCGGGCGGAGGGGGAACGAACGAAGCGTTGCCTGGACGGGTGCCGCCGATCCAGTTCTGGGATCTGCGGAACTCCCCCGGCTGCTTCGTGCTGCCCCGACCCTTGGACAGCAGGATCTCGTGGATCTCCCGCATGAGACGGAGCGAGATCGGGAACCCCTCTCGAATCCGGGCGAGGCCATGGTCCATGGCCGCGACGTAATTGGAAACCTCCTGGACGTCGTCGAGGGGCGCTCCTGGCGCTTCCTCGCTCTCGAAAAGCAGCAGGTCCGAAAGAGAGGATTGGGTTCCCTCGATCTGGGACGAGAGCAGCGCCTCCTTGCGGATGTACATGTAAAGGAAAAGCGGCGTGTCGGGGAGGATCGATGTCACGCCATCGAGGCGCCCGATAGCCCGGTTTGCCGCATCCAGCCGCCCATAGAGCGCATCCATTCGGACCGGCGGTTCGGGCGGCAGTGGGGGCGGGACAAAGGCCTCGGTCGTTTCGCCACCTACGGTCGTCGCGACACGCTTACCCAAGCGTGATTCTGCGTGTTGAAGAGGCATGTTGCGAAACGATCCTTTCCTTGGCATTCTCGTTACGAAAGTATATCGCATATTCCTTTCTTTATGGCGAGTGTAACGAAAGGTTCGGGAAGGTGCCAAGGGCCAAGAATAGCGGAAACGCCAGCCGGGGGCTCCCAGAGCCCATGGGCGGATAGGGCTTCCCATGGGGCACGTCCGGCTCGGCAGTCTTCCGAAAACCAGGAAATGGCAGCAGGTCATCGACCTGCTGGGCAGCGACGCCGACGTCGTTGAGATCGCCGCGGCGTCTTCCGATGCGGCCGAAAACAGCCTAGCTCAGGCAGCCAAAGACCCGGCATTTCTTCATTCCTTCTGGCTGCTGACGCAAATCCCGCTTGCCGCACGCACGGAGAATTTCGCGGCCGAGCTACGTCAACTTGGCCTGAACGTTGGTAGCGACCCATCCCTGATGGAGGTTCTTTCCGCCTTCGGGGATGCCGTCGACCGCCATGCCCGTGAAACCGGAGCCGGACAGCGCACCGACTTCGGTGAGATGGCGCGGATGGCGGCAACCGAAGCGCTCGGCACGGTGGCGGGGCGGGACCTGCCTGGGCTTTTCGGTCCGACCGCCGACGATGTGAAGCTGTCAATCGGCAAGCTGACGTCTCCCAACAATTTCAGCATCCTCTCCAGAGATTTCTTTTCCCGTCTGACCCAACGCCACCTGGATTACTACCTGAGCCGCGAGCTCTCTAAACACGTCGGGCCGCAGGGGCGTTTCAACTCGATCGCCGAGCACACCGAATTCAATGCCGCGCTTGAAAGCCACTGCAAAGAAGCTTCGCGGATCATCAAGGAATTCGCCGGCGGTTGGTATTCCAAGAAGAACTACGAGAACGAGCTGACGCCCTCGGAAGCGGGAAAGTTCGCTCACGTCGCCTTCAAGAAGATCCGGAACGAGCTTCGCAAGAGGAGGGACGCCGATGGCTGAGCGTCTCGTCCTCTGTGGCCCTGTGGACAGGCCGGATCGTGCGGCGGGTGATTGCCTGCGCTTGGACCTGAGCGGTGCAGACGACAATGTCACGTTGCGGATTCAAGACATCAGCCGCCGCATGGTCGCCGAGGTTTCCAATCTTCACACCGACCTGCTTGAGGTCGCGGCCTATGTCTACAGTGCGGATGCCGCGACCAAGCGAGACGGAGATATCATGAGAGGCCTCGGGCGTGACTGGCGACGCCAGTTTCGCTTCGTCATCCCGGTCAGGGAGCCCGACACCTGGAACCGCCAGGACGTGATCGATGCGCTGACGGGAGTTCTCGGGTTCCTGACCGAGGACGACTATCAGTTCGAGTTCGTTGCTCACGCTGGCGCGCCTAGTTTCGATACCTACCTGGATTTTGGTGACCAGGACGTGAGCGGTTTCACGCCCGACGCGGTTATCCTTTTTTCGGGCGGATTGGATTCCCTTGCCGGGGCTGTCGAGGACGTGGTCGGCAACGGAAAAAACGCGGTTCTCGTGAGCCACCATTCTTCGACCAAGGTCTATGCGAAACAAAAGGAACTCATTGAGGAGCTCCGGAAGAAGGCTTCAGGCAGGCTGCTTCATCTGCCAGTGAAGGTCGTCAAGGAGAAGGCCCTCGGCCACGAGTTCACACTCCGCTCCCGATCCTTCTTGTTTGCTTCCCTGGCGACGGTCGTTGCCCGGATGCTGGGAAACAACCAGATCAAGTTCTTCGAAAACGGCGTCGTGAGTCTGAACTTCCCCATCGCGGCTCAAGTGGTCGGCACCAGGGCTACGCGCACCACTCACCCTCAAGCCTTGGCCGGGTTTGCAGAATTTTTCTCGACGTTGCTTGGCGAGGAGATCGCGGTCGAGAACCCCTTCCTTTGGAAAACCAAGGCGGAGGTCGTCAAGATCCTCGACGTTCATGGTTGCAGCGATTTGGTCCGGGGATCGGTGAGCTGCTCCCGCGTCCACAAGATGACGAAATACAAGACCCACTGTGGCGTCTGTTCCCAGTGCATCGATCGCCGGTTTGGAACTCTCGGCGCGGGCCTGGAGGAGCACGATCCGGAAGAAATGTATGAGGTCCGGCTTCTCGAGGATGAGCGGGACAAGGATGAGGATCGCACCATGGCGGAAGCCTACGTCAAGACGGCCTCCGACATCCGGCAGATGACGGACCTTGGATTTCTCAGCAAGTACGCCGGAGAACTTTCACGGGTGGTTCAGCACCTTCCTGGGTCCCAGGACGATAACGCCAAGAATGTCATCGACCTCTTCAAGCGTCATGCGGAGACGGTATTTACGGTCATGAAAGACGGGGTTGAGAGCCACGCGGACGAGCTATTGAATCATTCAATCCCAACCAACAGCCTGCTGATGATGGCCATTTCTCCGAGCGGCGGCCTCGGGATCACGGTTGAACCTGAGATGGTCAATCCCGCCAGCAGTGGCGAGGAGGGTGCCGGCGAAGCAGAGCGTGAGCCGATCGATTATTCGAAAACATCGGAAGTCAGAATCGCTGTTGATGAAGATGAAGGACGAGTCCTCGTCGAAGGGCTTGCGCCGTTGACAGGATCTACAACTTTCAAACTCGTCAAAATCCTCTCTGATCAGTACCTGGAAGACCAGGGGGACAGGAAAGCCCCAGAGAACTACCGGTGTAAGGACAAATACAATTTCGCCGACGAACTTGGCGTCGAAGAACCAACACTTCGCCGCCAAGTTTCCCGTGTCCGGAAAAGAGTGCATGCCGGGTACCAGGAGAAATACGGCCTGCCTCTCAGTCAGGACGCCTTCATTGAAAACGTCCACGGACGCGGCTATCGCATCAATCCGTCCGTGCGAGTGCTGGCGCCTTCCGAGATCGGTCAGCAGTAGGTCACGTCACACATTCATCGTGACGACGTCACAAATCCGCGTTCTACCGCAAGGATTCCCTGCCGTTTTCATGCGCGGGGCGTCACATCTTTCTTCGGCGGTGTCCATATAGTCGACCCTCCGAAAGTCCGATAATCACTGCGAAATCAAACGGTTGCGCAACAAGCCAAGCGGCAAGGCGCATAACTTTCGCGGTGAAGGACAATGTCACAGTTTCAGAATACCGGATCGAAACCGCCGTCGGACGACAACCAACGACAGGCGCGCGAGGACCGCAAGCAGGTCCGCCATCTCAATCAGATCAACCTCGCCGACCGCTGGAACATTTCCGAGCGCACGCTTGAGCGCTGGCGGTGGCTGGGCGAGGGCCCCGCCTACCTGAAAATCGGAGGGCGGGTCGTCTACCGCTTGGAAGACGTCGAGGCCTACGAGGCCGAGAATCTCCGCGCCAGCACGTCGACGGCGGCCGGGTCCCGGTGATGGCCGCGATGACTGCCGTGATCTCCACCGTGTCGGCTGTGCCGCCCCTCCGCTCCCTGATGATCCGGGAAGGCGACTTCCTGAAGTGGATCGAACACGCGGGGCCCGGTGACCGTCTCGAATACCACCGGGGCCATCTCGGCGCTGACCGCGAGGCGGGAAGTCCGCTTCCCGACACCATGCGCCGGGAACTGGGCCGGATCGCCGACCGCGCCATGGATCTCGCCCTCGAGGGGCGCCTGCATCTTGTCCAGGAGCGCTGCGGCCGCCTACCTGGTGGTGATGGGGGGCGCCGGCTGATGGCCACCCTGAACCCCTTCGAGGCTTTCGCCGACACCTACACGCCGCGCCCGGTCAAGGCCAGGCGGAAGCGGCCGGCAGGCCGCCACACGAAATCGGCCAAGGACAAGCGCCTCGAGGAACGGGGCAAGCTCGCGACTCACTATCGGCGCGAGGAAGCGCGGAGGACCGCCGAGGCGCTGGCGTCGCCCCAGGGCAAACGCTTGGCCGTGCTCCTGGCCGAGTTCGATCGGCTCACCATCGACGACGCCGACATCATGATCACCCGCATCGAGGTTCAGGATTGGCTTCTGCGGGCGGACGAAGACTTCCGCCGTCTGGCGCTTCGCCTGATCGACAAGCGCATCGGGCGCATCCGCCGCGACGCCGGGCTTATCGAACTGGACGATCCCCTGCCCGGCGAGCCCGACAGCGCCTTCTTCATCATCAAACGCCTGCTGAGGGTGACCTGATGCCTGCGATTTCCATCAAATCCATGCTCGACGCCCACGTGGCCGCCAACGGCAAGACCTGGGCGCACGACCGGGATCTCACCGTCGGCGCCAGCGAGGTCGGCCAGTGCCTGCGAAAGACCTGGTTCGCCAAGAACGGGGTTGATCCCGATCCCGATTACGTCGACCGCTACGGCGCCAAGCTGCGTGGCGATCTCATCGAGAACCACCACTGGGAACCGGGCATCCGGGCCCAACTGCCCGACGGCGTAGCACTCCTGTTCGCCGGCGCGGACCAGAAAACCCTGGTCGATGGCTATCTCTCCGCCACCAGCGACGGCCTGTTGGTCGGCGTCTCTTCGGATGCCCTGTCCCACCATGGCGTCGACGACATCGGCGGCGACAGCTTGGTGGTCGAGTGCAAGAGCATCGATCCCCGGGTCAGCCTTAAGGTCGCCAAGGCCGAGCATGAGTTCCAGGTCCACTGTCAGATGGGCCTGATCCGGCACTGCACCGCGTATCGGCCGAACTACGCGCTGATCTCCTACACGGACGCCTCGTTCCTCGACGACGTCACCGAGTTCGCGATCCCGTTCGACCCGGAAATCTACGCGGCAGCCAAGACCCGCGCCACCCGGGTCATGACGGCGGCCGCATCCCAGGACCTGCCGCCCGAGGGCAAGCTCGCCGGCGGCGGCGAGTGCCGCTATTGCCCGCACCGGAGCCGCTGCGCCGGCGACACCGTCGGCGCCATTCCCGAAGACCGTGAACCGCTCGGCGGCAATGCGCTCGCGGCGCTCAAGACCCTGGTCGACGAGGAGCAGGCGGCGCGGGTCGAGAAGGACGCCACGGCCCGGCGCCATGCAGAGGCCCAGGAACGGATCAAGGAATTCTTGCGGGAACACCGTACCCGCAAGGTCGAAGGCGACAACTGGTCGGTGGCCTACTTCCCGGTCAAGGGGCGCCTGTCCCTGGACAGGAAAGCCGTCGAGGCGGCCGGCATTGATCTCTCGCCGTTCGAGACGCCGGGAGATCCCGGCGAACGTCTGACCATCAAGGTCAAGTAACCGCAACCTGACATAAGGAAAATTAAAAATGTCAAACGTACCCCACAACAACTTACCAGAGGCCCAGACCACCGGCGGCGCCGTCGCCAACCCGGACGACTACAACCCCTATGCCGCCTACGGCGAGCAGGCCACCGGCGGCGCCCGCAACATCATCAAGTTCCGCAAGGGCCGGTTCTTTTATAGCCAGGACGACATCGAGATTCCGGTCGGCACTCGGCTGATCGCCAACATGGCGGGAGCCAAGGTCGGCTGGGTCCGGTGGTGGGACGGCCGCCCCACCGACGAGGTCATGGTGCTGATCAGCGACGGCGCGGCGCCGCCGCGGCGGAGCGAACTTGGCGACGACGACCGGAGCCAGTGGGAGACCGATGACCGCGGCGATCCCAAGGACCCCTGGCAGCTCACCAACCACCTGCCGCTGAAGGGGCCGGAGACCGGCGACGAGTTCCTGTTCGCCACCAGCACCCGTGGCGGCATCGGGGCCATCGGTGCCTTCGCCAAGACCTACGGCACGGTCTACCGGCAGAAGCTCAGCAAGCTGCCGGTGGTCGAGCTGCAGGCCTCCGACTATGCCCACCCCAACAAGGCCTATGGCCGCGTCGACGTGCCGGTCTTCGAACTGGTCGATTGGGTGGACGAGGTGGACCTGCTGAGCGGGGAGGCCGGGGACCAGACCGGGGAAGCACCGGCTTCCGAACCCGAGGGAACGACCGGCGCCGCCGACAGCGCGAACCGTCCCGGCGCCGGCCGTCGTACCAGGTTCTAGACCCTCGGGGTCCCGGACCCGACACGTTGGGCGGGGGCGCTGCAACGCCTCCGTCCAACTCCACACCAACCCGCAACAGCAGGCCAGTCAGAACACCATAATGCGTGAGCGATCGTATCAGGAGTCCGCCGATTTTCTTGCCGAGTTCTTCGGCGCGACCACCGAGCACGCCGTCGAGTAACGTTCGTTCACCAACCGCAGCGGTGATGGCCCGGCGCGGCCCCTGTTCACCCGCGACATGGAGGTGATCACGGCGCACTGCGCCAGGTGGGACGACCAAGGGCGCGGCATGTTCTTCGGCGTTTGCACCCGCGTCACCGGCTCCCACACCGGGCGGCGGATCGATCTGGCGGAATGTCCTGCGCTCTGGGCCGACATCGACACCGGCAAAATGGGCCTGGACAAGGACACGGTCGTCTCGGAACTCCGCCCGCTGCCGTTTCCCCCATCCGTGATCGTCGACAGTGGTGGCGGCCTGCACGCCTACTGGCTGCTCATCGAGGCGATCGACGTGAGCGCTGATGCGCCGGATGCCGAAACCACCGAGGAGGCGATCACCAGCACCTTGAAACAGCTGGCCGGGATCTGCGCCGGCGATCTCAACGTCTGCGACCTGGCCCGGGTGATGCGCCTGCCCGGCACCCTGAACACCAAGCCCGACGTCGTCGCGAGCAACGCCGGCGCGCCTGCCGAGTGCAGGGTTCTCGACGCTTCCTGGGTGCGCCACGAGTTCGACGACCTGGTCGAATGGCTCGATTGGCAACGGCCCGTGGTCGAGCGGCCGGCACCGAATGACGCCGCGCCGGAGGCGCAAGACGACAATCCCTACCTCGCCGCCGCCAAGCGCCTGGGCTTCAAGCCGCCGCTCGACGTCGAGCAAGCATTGGCCGCCATGACCTACCTGGGCGAAAGCGAAACCAGCATTCACCAGACACAGCTGCGGGTTTCCGCTTCGCTGGCCTCACAGGATGTCGACGAGGACGAGATTGTCGCCCTGCTGCTCGACGCCACCCGCGCCGCCGCCGGGCGCCATGGCGCAACCTGGAACTGGAAGCGCGAAGAGGGCGCCATCCGCCGCATGATCGCCTCGGCGCGGGAGAAGTTCGGAGACAAGGCCCAAGAGCGCGTCGTCAGCCTGGCCAAGGCCCGTGAGAAACGCGCCACCGAGAAGGCCGCCGCCGGCGCCGCCAAACCGGAGCCCGCCAAGAAAGCCAAGGCCGCGAAGGAACACTTGATCGCCCAGGTCGGCGAAGCCGCCATCGCCCATTGGGTTGATCATCGCGGCCGACTGATGCTGACCTTAGGCCAGGCCTGGACCTATGCCGACGGTTTCTGGCGGCCGTTCGATGACGAGCTCGACCACATCATGCGGGTCACTATCCAGGGCGTGGTCCGGGCAATGGGCCAGAAGACCTCGCCGCAACTGCTGAATGCCGCCTGGCGCTATGTGATGGAGCACCCGGGTCTTCTCCGCGAAGGGATCGAATGGGACGCCGCCGGGGTCATCGTCTGCCGCAACAGCGTCATCGATCCCCGGACCCGGCAGATCCGGGGCCACGCGGAGAAGGATTACGCCACCTGCCGGGTCGAGGCGGACATCGATGCGGCGGCGACCTGTCCGATCTGGATCGCCTTTCTGGAAACCGCCTTCGGCAACATCGAGAAGGACGAGCGTCGGGCCGTCACCGGAACGCTTGCCGAGTGGTTCGGCTCGGCCCTGGTGCGCGGTAAAAGCCGCGAGATGACCAAGGGGCTGATCGTCTATGGCCCGTCTAGGACCGGCAAGACCCAGCTGGCGCAGGTGCTCCGCGCCCTGATCGGCGGGCGCGCCACGGGCATGCGGGCCCGGGATCTGGAGGAGCATTTTGGGATGCAGCCGCTGATCCGCGCCTCGGCCTGGATCGCCGACGACGCGGTCTCGAGCGGCGAGTTCCTCGACGCCGAGCGCTACAAGGTCATCGTCACGGGCGAGCCGGTCAGCATTCCGCGCAAGAACAAGGACAACTGGGAGGGCAGCCTCGATATCGCGGTCTGCCTCACCGCCAACCATCTGCCCCGGGTCAAGGACCAGTCCCACGCGGTCTACAACCGCTCCATCGTGCTGCCCATGACCGTCGAGCACGACGAGACGGCGGCCGAGGAAAAATCGATCTCCGAACGGGTGATCGAGGCCGAACTCGGCGGTGTCCTCAACTGGGCGCTGAAGGGTTACGCCGGGCTGTCCGAGCGACGGTACTTCGATCCGCCCAAGGTGATGCGCGACGCCGTCGGCATGTTCGAGCACGACAACAACCCCATCGGCGCCTGGCTGGCGACGGCGGTCGTGCCGTCGGACGGCATGATGGTTGATCGCCGCGACCTGCTGGCCTCGCTCAACGGCTGGATGATCTCGGAGTTCGGGCAGGACGCCAAGCCCTTCGGTGGGCGCACCGTGTTTCCGGCCATCCGCCGCGCCATGCCGGGGACTGGTGATCACCGCATCGGCAGCCGCCGTTACGTCACCGGCGTGAAGCTGACCGACGAAGGCATCGGCCACATCCACGACTATGCCGACAACAACTACGGCAAGCAGACGGGCTCCGGCGAGGCCGACAACTTCATCAACAAGTCCTTCCAGGACCCGACAGCGGTCCGGCGCCAAGGCAAGGAGCCGAGGTTCTGATGGGCTCGTTAATGACCAAATCGACAAAGTGACGCACGTTCAAACCGGCGGAAACCAAGGAGTTTCAGGGCATCAGGTCAGGTTGCGTTACTTCTTTTCCAGTTAGTCCAGGACATCAAAAAAGGAGCTAAAAGATGAAAAGTAAGGGGAAGGAAATACGCGCGCGCGAGAAGTGCCGCATTTTGGTGGTGGGGTCGTGGTGAGCGCGGCGTCGCCCGGCAGGGTCGCGCGCAGGGTCGGCGAGCCGCTGATCCCTCGCGTCATGGCCCAGGTCGCCGGGGCCGCAGAGGCTTTCGAGAGCCGCTGGACGCTGGCCGCCCTCAAGCGCGTAGACCCCGACCTGCACCGGCTCTTCAGCGAGCAGCAGGCCCTCTATCACGAGGCCCTCATCACCGGCAGCGACCCAGAGGTCGAGGAGCAGGCCGCCGCCATGTGCCGGGGCTGGGCGGCGATCACCCGGGCCATGGAGGCGGCGGGGGCCGAGGACGACGCCTGTCTGCTCGGCTTTCACGGCGCGACCGGAACCAGGGTCGCCATCGGCGAGCAGAAGCACGCCATCGCTCGGGTGCGGGAGTTGCACGGCGACAAGGTCATCTGGATCACGCCCGACGAGGTGGCGGCGCTGGTCGGCGGCATGGAGCTGCTCAAGGCCGCGAAGAGCGTCTTTCCCGACGCCGAGGTCATCAATCTCTACCCGAACGAACCGGCGCAAGGCGATGGGTGAGCCCCGTCACCCTGGCGGAAGGAGGCCAGCGACATGAACCATGAACAACAAAAAATCCTCGGCATCGATCCGGGACTGGGCGGCGCGCTGGCGTTCCTCCATGCCGACGGCGCTCTCGAAATCTTCGACATGCCCGTGCACCGGTTGCAGAGGGGCGGAAAGGCCAAGCGCGAGATCGACCACTACGAATTGGCGCGCCTCGTCGACGCCCACGGTCCCGTCGCCCATGCCTTCGTCGAGCAGGTCGGCGCCATGCCCGGACAGGGCGTGACCAGCATGTTCCAGTTCGGAAGGTCGCTCGGCATCGTCGAGGGCGTGCTGTCCGCCGGGTTCATTCCGACCGATTACGTGGCGCCGCGCAAATGGCGTTCCGGCCTCGGCGTGCGCGCCGGCAAGGACGGCAGCCGGGCGCGGGCTTCCGCCTTGATGCCCGGCCATGCCGGGCTGTGGACGCGGGTGAAAGACAACGGGCGTGCCGAGGCGGCGCTGATCGCGCTTTACGGCCAGCGGCACCTGGCAACGGGGCTCGGAGTGACCGTGGCCCCGGTGGGGCCGCGTAAGCACGGAGAACGGCAATGAACTCGGAAATGATGCTCAAGCACGCCGCCGGCGTGGTCGAGAACAGGCGGCGGCAGTACGGCGAGGCCACGGCCCTGTTCGATCACGTCGCCAAGCGCTGGTCCCTGGTGCTGGGCGCCAAGGTCACGGCGGCCCAGGTGGCGCCCTGCCTGATCGATCTCAAGATGGCACGCCTTGTCCACGACCCGAAACATCTGGACAGCATCGTCGATGTCGCCGGCTACGCCGCGTGTCTCAGGGAGGTGCAGCGATGAGATGGCATCCGAAGGGGTATGGCGGCGAGTGGCGGGCGGTCGATGACGTCAAGCGGGACGGCTGGCGCGAACAAGGGGTGCTTGCCGTGTCGGTCGAGGACGATCGCCTGACCTGGCCGGAGCGGGAGCTGGTCCGGCAGACCGGATACTATGGCAAACGGGAATCCGAGGTTGCGCCCCATGGCTGAAGAGCGGTGGACGGCGAGCATGGTCGAGGAGCGCATGGCGGAGGCCGCCCAGGTGATGCGAAGTCTACCGGAACAACGGGTTCAGGGTTACTACTCGACCTGGCCGGAGGTCGTGCGGGATTTCTGGGATGCGTTTGGCTGGAATGACGCGGTGCTTCGTCCGGCCCGGCCGTCGCCGGCGGCCATCAGCCGGATGGACGAGGCCATGACGTGGCTGCGCTGGCTCGATCCCGTCGACGCCAAGATCGTCTGGGAGCGCGCGGCGAATACCCGGTGGAAGCCGATCTGCTATCGGTTCGGCATGGCCCGCTCGACGGCGTGGCGGCACTGGGTGGCGGGCCTCGCGCTCATCGCAGCCCGGCTCAACGGCAAGCCGCGGCTCCACACGGGAAGCCATGTGCGCCGGTATGCGGAACGGGTTCGCGCCGACGCCGAGAGGAGGTACTGAGCGTCAATCCGACATGAAACACTTTTCTCCCGGACGAAACCGGCGGAAATCGCTATGGTCGGCGCTATCCTCGCGAGAGGCGCGCGCGGAGCGCTACGGGCACCAAGCCTCACGACATTTCCGCATGTTATGAAACGGCTGTGGTTGGACGCCACTACCGCCGTTTCATTACACGCGGCTCAAAGCAAGGGGTAAAGCTTTTCCCTGATCGGCCCTCGGAGAATCGTAACGCTTGTGGTGAAATCACCATTATGGCGATAATCGAGTCGTTCCTGCGCACGTTCAGGCGGCCTCGTCTTCCGGTATCTTGATCAGTGACTCGGCCGGAATGCCAAGGCCCTTGTGCAGCCGCCAGACCATATTGAGCGTCAACTGGCGCTTGCGATTGAGCACCTCGTAGACACGGTTCCGGTTGCCGATGTAGGGGACGAGGTCCTTTGGCTCCAGAGCCTGCTGCTCCATGTGGTACCTGATCGCTTCGATGGGATCGGGCAGGCCGATCGGATAGTGCTTGGCTTCCCAGGCCTCGACCAGGGTAACCAGCACGTCCAACCGATCACCTTCGGGCGTGCCCCGCTTCGCATTCATGAGCTCCTCGATCTCCTTGAGGACGCAGCGGTAGTCGCGCTTGGTCTTGATCGGTGTAATGTCCATTGCTTCTGCTCCTCAAACCGTCTGCGCGTCGATCTTGTCGTACTGGCGGTGCGTGCCGATGAACCGGATGTAGACCACGCGATACGGATAGTTGATCCACACGACGATTCGATACTTGTTGCCGGCGATGTTGAACACCGCTCGGCCGTCCTTGAGGATGCTCGCCGTACCAATGCCCCGTTTGACATCGGTTGGCGTCGCCCAGTGGGCTGCACGCACCTGCCGGTACCATGCCATGGTCGGTTCACGCGCGTCGACGTAGGCGGGATCGCTCTCCAGGAACGTTTTCAGCGTGCTGAGCGCGATGATCCTCACCAGGAGAACTTATCATAGTCCCAATTTGGGACCAAGCACTTTTGCGGTGAGGGCGTAAGTCATTGATATCGCGGGTCCTTCCTGGCGCCAATCGTATGCGGGCGGGCGTGGCGCGGAAGCTCGCCAGCGACAGACCAAAATTCTGAGTTACCACCCATGGCCGGTTACCGGCTCCCACGGGCGCGCGAAGCCAAGGCTTCCGCGCCTTTCGTGTTTCAGGGGGTGGTAACCGCCACCCGGTAACCCGCTAACCCGGTTACCACCCGACCAAGGTTACCACCATCGATGACCATGAACCTGCCCGACGCGGTCGAGCGCTGGCCGATCGACCGCCTGGAGCCCTATGCGCGCAACGCGCGGATGCATGGGGACGACCAGGTGGCGCGGATCGCCGCCAGCATGGTCGAGTTCGGCTGGACCGTCCCGGTGCTGATCGACGGGGACGGCGGTGTCATCGCCGGGCACGGGCGGTTGCTGGCGGCCCGCAGGCTCGGCCTCGATAGCGTGCCGGTGATCCGCCTGGAACATCTGACCCCGGCGCAGGTTCGCGCCTACCGCATCGCCGACAATCGGCTGACGGACCTCGGCGCCTGGGATGACGAGATTCTGGCAAGCGAACTCCATGCCCTCAACGGCGAGGGCTTCGACCTCACGCTGACCGGATTCGAGGACGCCGATCTCGATCGGCTGATGGCGCCGCTGGACCACGCCGAGCCGGACGAGACGAGCGAAGACGATGACGCTGGAGACGAAGCGCCCGAGCCGCCACGGGATCCCGTGACGCGCCCGGGCGACCTTTGGCTGTTCCTCGGGCGCCGCGTCCACGCCATGGAACTGCAGCCGGCCTTCGTCGATGTCGCGCTAAGGCGCTGGCAGGAGGCGACGGGGCGGATTGCGACCCTTGATGGCGACGGTCGCGCATTCGAAGAGGTCGCCCAGGAGCGCGACGCGTGAGGCAGTCCCGCCGCATGTCGTTTGTCGAGGCCATCGCCAATGTCGCTGTCGGCTACGGCGTCGCCGTGACGACGCAGCTACTGGTATTCCCAGTGTTCGGGCTGCAAGCGAGCCTCGCCGACAACCTGCTGATCGGAGCCGTCTTTACCGTCGTCTCGGTCGGACGGAGTTACTTGCTGCGACGCCTGTTCGAGGTGGTCCGGATGCGAGGCCTCCGAATGTGACACCGCCGCCCTTGGAAGGACGGCGGCATCAGTGTTTGGCGGGGGTCAATTGCTAGACCGGCCGAAATAGACGTGGAGCAGCCTCTGAAGGGTGTCATCGTCGGTTTCGCCCGGCAGGCGCACGACCTGGAGGCGTTCATAGGTGTCGTCTTCGACCGGAACGAGCCAGTCGCCGTCCGGCAGACGGGTACCAGTCGAGCGGAAGCGGAACGGCGGTAGGGTGGCGTCGGCGATGGCGCGATAGGTGGCGTCGCTGACCTTGATGGTTTTCATCGGCTTACCCTCGCCGCTCGTCGATGCGATCGACGGCGGTGACGTATGCGTCGCCCTGGTTCCAGGAGCCGTCGTCGATCCGCCATTCGGTATCGGTGCTGTTCGAGAGCTTCTCGAAGGCCAGGTCCTCGGCCTCTTCCGGGGTGCCGGCTTCGACCTCGATGATCGTGCTCTCGGTGACGTCGCGAGTGATGATCACGGCGTAGGTGGCCATCGTCGCCTCCGTCATTGCTCGATCCGGTAGACCCGGTTCCGCCCGTCGACTTTCTCGGAGACGACGATGAGCCCGAGTTTCTTGCGGAGTGCGCCGCTGATGGCGCCCCGCACGGTATGCGCCAGCCAGCCGGTGGCCTCGACCATCTGCTCCATGGTCGCGCCGCCCTCGCGCTTGAGCATGTCGATCAGGACCTGTTGCTTGGTTTGGCGTGGCTCGCGCGCCGGTTTCGGGGACGGCGAGGGCTCGGCGATACCGAGACCGGAAACCGCCCCGCCATCGGGCGTCAGCGCCTCGATGCCGGCCGCCCGAAGCACGTCATGAACCTCAAGGTCGCGCTCCTTCATCAGCGCGGCCAGCCGGTCGAGCGCCTTGGCCTTGTAGTTGAAGGATTTGGCGCTGACCGCTTCGCCCGTGATGTTGCCGATGGCGGTGGCGATCTGGGCGACGGTGAGCTTCCCGAGCGCGTCGGGCAGGGTTTGCGCGCCCTCGTCGGGATCGGCGTTGATTGCTTCGAGACCCTGGCGGGTGATGGCGAAGGGCGTTTGTCCGATGGGGTCGCCTTCCTTCGGCGCCGCCTCGGCGATCAGGCCCGCCTTGAGGAGCGCGTGGATCACCTTGGTGATGGCGCCGCCCTTGAGGTTGTCGGGTAGCGGATGGATGGAACCGTCGTCGCGGGCCGCGGCGGCGGAAAGCACGATGAGTTGGGTGTCGGTGAGTTTGGTCATGGGACCCTCTTTTGGTGAGCGAGGCGCGCCGATCGCGCCTCTTCCACCATCCCAAGCCCCGCCGGGAGCCCGGACGGGGCCGGAGAGGGCCGAAAGCCGTCTATTCGGCGAACTCGCCTTCCTGGAAGGCGGCGTCGGTAATGCGTTTCAGAAGTTCGGCGTAGTGGGTCAGCGTTCCGACGTGGCCCCGGTTGATCTCGTCGGGGCTCCAGTTGAAGTGCTCGTCGCTGAGCGCTTTCAGTCGATCGAGCTTCGTGTCGATCTCGGCCTTGCGGGCGATGAACTCGTCCAGGGGCTTCGTGTTGTCGCGGGGTTCGAGCATCGCGTTCTCCATGGTGTGTGGACACATGAAGGCGTTGAACCGCGTCCCGATCAACTGATTAATCGTATGATTTCATTGCTATTTTCGAGGCGTTTCGATCATGGGCGTATCCGTTCGCGAATACGCGCGCCGGCGCGGGGTCAGCCACGTCGCCGTGCTCAAGGCGATCAAGGCGGGGCGGATCTCCAGGGAGCCGGACGGAACCATCGAGCCCGAGACGGCCGATGCCCAATGGGACGCCGGAACCGACCCGGCGAAGCGCCGGCCCTCGAAACGAACCGCGGCTGAAGCACCCCCGGAGGATTCCGGCGCTGTGAGCGGCCCAGTGACAGTCGAACCCGTCGCTCAGACAGGCGGTGCCACCTTCACCCAGGCGCGCACCGCGCACGAGATCGCCAAGGCGCAACGCGCCCGCATTCAGGTGCAACGGCTGAAAGAGGAGGTGGTCGACAAGGCACGGGCGACGGCCGTGGTGTTCCGGCTGGCGCGTCAGGAGCGCGACGCCTGGGTCAACTGGCCCAGCCGCGTGGCGGCGTTGATGGCCTCCGAACTGGGTGTCGAGGCGCACGCCATGCAGAAAGTCCTGGAGACCCATGTCCGAGCCCATCTCTCCGAGCTCGCCGACGTCCGGCCCGAGTTCCGCTGATCCCTTCGCCTTCGAGGGCCTCGACGATCTGGTCGGCGCCTGGCGGGACGGGCTCGAGCCGGACCCGTTGTTGACCGTATCGGAGTGGGCCGACCGGCACCGCATGCTGGCGGCACGCGCCTCGGCCGAGCCGGGACGCTACCGCACGGCCCGCACGCCCTATATGCGGGAGATCATGGATGCGCTGTCGCCGGCCCATTCCTGCCGGCGAGTGGTGTTCATGAAGGCGGCCCAGGTCGGCGCCACCGAGGCCGGCAACAACTGGATCGGGTTCGCCATCCATCAGGCGCCGGGGCCGATGCTCGCGGTCCAGCCGACGGTCGAGCTCGCCAAGCGCAACTCGCGCCAGCGCATCGATCCTCTGATCGAGGAAAGCCCGGTGCTTCGCGCGCGCGTCAAACCGGCCCGCTCGCGGGACTCCGGCAACACCATGCTGTCGAAGGAGTTCGCCGGCGGCCTGCTGATCATGACTGGCGCGAACTCGGCCGTGGGCCTGCGCTCAACGCCGGCCCGTTACATCTTCCTCGACGAGGTCGACGCCTATCCGGCATCGGCCGACGACGAGGGCGATCCGGTGGCCCTGGCGGAAGCCCGATCGCTGACCTTCGCTCATCGGCGCAAGGTGTTTCTGGTTTCGACGCCGACGATCCGCGGACTTTCCCGCATCGAGCGGGAGTACGAGGCGAGCGATCAGCGGCGCTACTTCGTGTCCTGTCCCCATTGCGGGCAGATGCAGTGGCTCCAGTTCGAGCGTCTGCGCTGGGAGAAGGGCCGGCCGGAGACGGCGCGCTATCACTGTAAGGCTTGCGAGGAACCAATCGCCGAACACCACAAGACGGCGATGCTCGAAACCGGCGAGTGGCGGGCGACGGCCGAAGCCGACGATCCGGCGACCATTGGGTTTCATCTGTCGGCACTCTATTCGCCGGTCGGCTGGCTCTCCTGGGAGCGCATCGCGCGGGCCTGGGAAGCCGCCCAGGGCTCGGACGAGGCGATCAAGGCCTTCCGCAACACGGTCCTTGGCGAATCCTGGGTCGAAACCGGTGAGGCGCCCGACTGGCAGCGGCTCTACGACCGCCGCGAGACCTGGAAACCCGGTGTCGTGCCGCCGGGGGGTTTGTTTATCACCGCCGGTGCTGATGTGCAGAAGGACCGGGTCGAGATTGACGTTTGGGCTTGGGGCCGGGGGCTCGAAAGCTGGCTCGTCGACCATGTCGTCATCGAGGGCGGTCCCGAACACGCCGAGACCTGGAACGCGCTCGACCGATTGCTGACACGGACCTGGCCCCATGCCGGCGGCGCGGCATTGAGGCTAGCAAAACTCGCCATCGATAGCGGCTTCGACGCGCCGGCGGTCTACGCCTGGGCGCGCAGGGCCGGCGTCACGCAGGTGGCGCCGGTCAGGGGCGTGGAGGGGTTCAACCGATCGAGCCCGGTGTCGGGCCCGACCTTTGTCGACGCGACCGACGGCGGCAAGCGGCTGCGCCGGGGCGCGCGACTCTGGACTGTCGCCGTCTCGACCTTCAAGGCCGAGACTTACCGGTTTCTGAGGCTGGTCCGGCCGACCGACGAGGAACTCGCGAAGGGTGCGCGGTTTCCGGCGGGCACCGTGCATCTGCCGCACTGGATCGAGACCGAGTGGGTGAAGCAGTTCGTCGCCGAGCAGTTGGTGACGGTGCGCACCAAGCGCGGCTTCGCGCGGCTCGAATGGCAAAAACTCAGGGAACGGAACGAGGCGCTCGATTGCCGGGTCTATGCCCGCGCCGCCGCCTGGATCGCCGGTGCCGACCGTTGGTCGGACGCCAAGTGGCAGGACCTGGAGGAACAGCTGGGTGTGCCGTCTGAGGACGAGGCGACGGCCGGGGTCGTGAACCGGGTGTCCCCTGAGCCGAAAGGCAAGCGGCGCTCCGAGTGGTTCGGGCGCAAGGAGGGATGGCTCGAGTGAGTGATTGGACGGAAACCGAACTGTCGGCCCTGAAGCGCGCCTATGCCAGCGGCACGCTGCGGGTGAGCTACGACGGCAAGACCGTCGAGTACGGCTCGGCCGATGACCTTTTGGGCCGCATCCGCACCATCGAGCGCGCGATGAACGGTGCCGACAAGCCGATGCCCTTGGCCGGGCTCGCCGGGTTCAAGCGAGGAGATCGTTGATGCGTGCCAGCTGGTTTGACCGGGCCATCGCCTTGGTCTCGCCGCGGAGGGCAACGCGGCGTCTGCTGGCCCGCGAGGCGTTCGAAGGCCTCACGCGCGGCTACGAGGGCGCGGCACGGGGACGGCGGACCGACGGCTGGCGCTCGCCTGGAACCTCGGCCGACAGCGAGATCGCGACGGCCGGTGCGTTGCTGCGTGACCGGATGCGCGACCTCGTCCGCAACAACCCGCATGCCGCCAAGGCGGTGGCGGTGCTGGTCAACAACATCGTCGGTGCCGGCATCATGCCGCGCGCGGCA